TCACTTATCCGTCAGTTGCTTGATCGACTGATTAAGTCCCGTTGCAGCCCAGCCGGAAACGATACCGACAGCCGCAGCGTCCAGCCAGTTATCGGCCGGGTAACTGGGCACGCCCATCACCCATGCAATTACACCGAGCGCCAGCCCGGTCACGCCGCAGATAATGGGAATCCACTTGTCTGCCACATTGGTGGCCTTAACTGCCATGCCTACCAGATACGCGATGGCGGTAATCGCCGCCACAGATGCAATACCAAAATCCATATGTATACCCCTTTCAGTTTTCTGTCGGTAGCTGCAAGAATTTGCTGTGAATATCATCCATCACGCCGTTGACTCCAAGTGCATGATACTGTTTCCAGCAATTCTCAAAATTCTGTCGGGCATAGATCGGGGCATAACCCCGATCATGCCATTTGTTGTAATCTGCGATCATCTGCGCCCGCAGCAGGGCCTGTACACCCAGTTTGGTCGCCGCAGTGTCCGCACGATCATGCTTGATCTGCGTCGCCAGATGCCGGATCATGGCCAGCATCGCCGCGATCAGCAACGATGGCACACCCAGCAGGCAAAGCCACTGATATGTAGTCATCGGGCAGCGTCCTCCATCGTCCGCTGGAACACGACCAGCGTCCGCATCATATCCATAGACAGAGCGAGATTGCCATCCCCAGTGCCTTTAAGCGTACCGTCATCGACGAGTGCCTGCAAGCTATCGAGCGCCCAGTCGGGCACATCAGTCACCTTGCCGTCAATGATACAGCCATAGGTTTTGTGACTCGCATCCCTCATGCGATTCATTACATATAGCATTCGCACCATATCGGCGGACAGATCAAGATTGCCGCCACCAGTGCCAGCGATAAGCCCTTCATCCATCATTTCTTTGATCGTGCCACGTGCCCAGTCAGGGACTTCGTTAATGCTGTTGTATCTCATAACATCTTCCTCCTCATCGTTATCGTTATCGTTGTTGGCGATGCCGTGCATCGCATTATAAACATCGCGTCTGAACATATCCATCGTCAGGCCAAAAGCGTTCCAGAGATGCGCGGGGTCGGCATGGGAACTAGCAACGCCACGCATACATCCTTCCGCATGACTGATAATCACACCGTCTGCCAAGGGGTCAAGGCCAAACTGGGCGCAAAGCTGCGCGAAAAGCGGCACGGCTGCGGCGTAAGTACCTCTGACATGAGTTTCGGTCGCCGTAGGATCGAGATCGCGCCACTCAGCGCCATGACCAGTGTAGACGATAGATGCAGGCTCAGTCATCTCGATACCGATATGCGTCCCATTTGCAGACCCGCCGCAATGCCACGCTTGTACAGTCCAAGGCAGTGTCTGATACACAGTGCCATCCCGCTGCACAAAAGCATGGACGCAAACAGATTGGCCGTTTGGCCTGTACTGATTGTAACTTTGCGCCATGACAGATGCATTAGGTTGCGGGCACCCAATGCTATGTAGCATGATGCCGCGCGGTTTAAGCGGCGTACCAATCTGGTAGCACTTGTTTCGCGTTGCGTATGCTTCGATGATTTCCATTTGCTCGTCCTCCTTTTACGTGATTGGTTCGTTGATAGTAGCGATAACTGCCGACGCGTCCGTGCAGATAACGGATACCCTGATATCGTTTTCGGATTCTCTGTTTACGATTTTAATAAGTCCGTTTCCTTCGTCTGAACAGAGCATCCCATTAAAGTGGGCACCGTTGTATAGGTAAGTCGCCGAATAAAACGTACCGTCTGCATGGTACTTCACAATTGCGCTGCTCCCATCGGATGCCGCCGGTATACCCACTCCCTTGATACGGAGCACATCTCCAACTGCCAGATGGATCAAACTTGCCGCGTCCATATTCGCGCCAATCGTTGCCCAGCCTACCCGCGCTTTGTTCGTGCCGCTCGATGTGCTCAGCCGCGTGCCCGTAGAGATTCCGACTGCATTGATGATGTTCGTGATCTCAGCCGCACAGGTAATCACAATATCCCCCGTGACGCTTGTAATCGTCACCGTGCTGCCAGACACCGCCGAAGCGGAGATGTCCACACCGCCCATCGTAACAGTGATCGTGCCAAGCTTCTTGAAAGTTCCCGTCGGAGATAGCACCGTGGTATAGGCCGCACCCCCGGCGATGGTGCCCGCCGTGTTGGACGATGCGCAGTTGGTGAGATTGTACGTGATGTTGTAAGTCACAGACGGTGCAGAGGCCGCCGCGGTGATCGTGACCGCTCCCGTCACCTTGGCGATGTTGATTGCACCGCCGCCAGCCGAGTAAGACGTGGCCGTGATATCCACGCCTCCCATTTTGACCACTACCGACGTGATCGTCTTCCCGCTTTCCGCCGCGATGGTCGCTGTGTACGCCTCGCCGTAATTCACCTGAGCAGCGGCGTTGCTGATTGTGCAGCCTGTGAGATTTTTGGTGATCGTCTGATACCAGTGCAGCGTCTCGGGCGTTCCGTTGGTCATAGCCACGCGGTAAGCGTTGATATCTGCCATTGACATTCCGCACGTTCCCACGGCAAAATGCATGCACTTATCGCGGAACGTATCGCCGGAAACGGCGTTGATCGCATTGATAAGCCTCTTCCAGTCTGATTCATTCCGTCGACGGGCAAGTGCGTCTGTCCCGGAGCCGGAATAAAAGGTAGTCAGTTCATAATCCTTGTCGATGTCGGACTGGCTCATGCCGAGCAAGCCCTCCAGCACACACGCGAGAGTGCCGGTACGATCTGCACCTGCGGTGCAGTGGAAATACACCGGCTCCCGATGCGTCACGGCGTCGATCACGCAGCGTAGATAGAGCTGCCACGTTTCAACCGGCGTCAGCGCGTAGGACGCTGCCTTGTCGGCAATCGTAAACCACAGATCGCTGCCAAGCGGGGATTCCGTTGCAACGTCACCGTCGGACGGGTCGCGCCCCTCTTTGCCTCTAAGGTCAATTTCATGCTGCACGCCAAGCTGGCCGACCAGTACCGCCCGATCTGCGGCAGAGATACGCCCGCCCCGAATCAGCAGCCCGTATTTAACAGTGCCGCCGTCGCAAGCCCAGCCTCCAAGGTCGCGCGCGTTCCACGCCTCTGCTGAGTTTTCCCGTGTGCGAATCCATCGCAAAGCATCAAGCGGCTTGAGCGTGCCCGCTTTCCCGCCAGAGGCAAATGGCGTGAGCACATTCGGCACTTCGTTGTAGTGCGTCACGCCACCAGCCGTCTGCCCGATGGGCTTGTAATTGCTTATAACTGCTGCTGCGGGGGCATGATCGGCGATCTGCGACGTGCTGTAATCGCTTGGGTCATAGGTCACGTTGGCCAAATAATTGCGCACCGCCTCCGGGCACTGATGCCAAGCTACCTCCTCCGCGCCAGTGATGCCCCTCACCGCATCGCCCATCTGCGCGATCTTGTACGTCTCCGCGCCGCCGGTCTTTTCGCGGATGGCAGCGGCGATATCCTGCACTGATGCTTCTTCATATAGCTTCTTTGCCATCAGTAGGCCACCTCCGTGCCGTCAGGCAGGGCGGCTATGACGCTACTGACAATCTCCTGCTTATCAGCTTCCGTCCAATAGTCCGTGCCTCTGACAGGGGTCTTGCCGGGTGCACCGGGGTCGCCTTTCTCGCCCTGCGCGCCCGGTGCGCCGTCCTTTCCGGGCGCTCCGGCAGGGCCTTGCGAGCCAGCAGGGCCAGCCGCGCCTGCGTCACCCTTCGCACCGGTTGCTCCGCGAGATGGCTTTCCGGTGTCGGTCGTGCCGAGATACCAGTTACCATTGTCGCCGATGTGTGGCGTAACGCCGTCCGCGCCAGCAGTTCCCGGTTTGCCATCTGCGCCCGGTTTGCCATCCACGCCGTCTTTTCCCGGCGCACCATCTGCGCCATCCTCGACCGTTGCAATGGCCGCCCCGTCTACGCTGATTGTCGTTGTCTTGCCGGACTTGGTGGCCGTCCTTGCCGGGTGTACCAGCCGCGCCCGAGTCGCCCTTGCCGCCTTTCAGCTCGGCCACGGCGATAAGGTTTGTCCACGTGCTGCCGCCGTCCGTGCTGTACTGGATGTAGCCGTCCGCCACACGCAAGTCCATGCTGCCAGCACCGCCGCCTGTCCGTGCCGCCTCGTTGATCGCCGCCACCAGCGTGTCCTTTGCTTCCGTCGTCAGGTCGGCAAGGTCGCCGATCTCGGAACGTAGACGGTCGAAGCCAGCGTGCTCTGTCGGGGTGTAAACGTAGTCTGACGGTTTGGGACGTGCGAATACAGGGAAATTGACCTGCACCTTGGTGTAACCGCCGTTAGTATCGGAAACCCAAGCGTATACAATTAGCGTTCCGGGAACTTGCAGTAGTTCATCGGGAATCGCCGCTTTTCTGTTTTTAACCTCGATAGTATACGGAATATCGGTTATTTTCTCGATGCTTGTAAAATGCGCTTGTGAAACTGTATCGTCACCGAACTCGATGATTCTACCGGCATCCCATTGAAACAGCTCTCCACGTCCATCTGCGAGTTCAAGTGTCATGATATCCCCTCCTTATTTGTACTTCCCCACAACGTAGTAGCCGATGCGCGGGTAGTGGATGGTGCCTTGATTCGGCCGCGCCAACGCATACGCCGGTACGCCGGTAAGCAGGTCGTCGGACACGTTAAATAAAGATACCAGCCATGCATCCGCTCCACCGCTCATATAGGTCACACTGATCGTCGGGGTATCCACAAAAGCAAATGGATACTTCCGCGCGGCGACATTGATATCACTGCGCATCCACGTGCCAAAGTACAGCGATCCCCATGCTTCGTCGATCGCTAGCGTGTCGGTGTCAAATATCGCCCGCATTTCTGCTGTGCCGTTACTCCACTTGCGCCACATCCACTTGCCGGTCGTGCCCTGTTCGACAATGTAATCAACGGCAAGTTCAGACAAAATGTCTCGGATAGATATACCGTTAAGTTTCAAATCTCCGACGATAGTCATGTCACCATTCAGATCGACAGGCCATTTGCATTGCACGGTCTTTTCTTTTTCGGCGATGCCTCCAAAGCATACGGACGGTAACGAGAAGTTGATGTTAAGTGGCACTTCTATGGTCGTAACTATGATTTCCTTGGACGTTTTGCTGCCAAAAGCGTCAGAGACGGCTACTTCCAGTTTTCGAGTGGTATCGGTTCCGACACCCGAAAGGTATAGTGTTTTTGCGCCTGCGCTTTGATTGGTAACTGTCTGCGTTACAACACCGTCGAGTGATACTGTAAGATTGGCTCGGTTATCCTGCAATGCCATCGCCAGCGTAAAAGTGATTTTGATGTCCGCTCCGCTTGGGTTTTCTGTCCACACGCTCTCGGTATAACTGCCGCGAACATATGTCAGATCATTGATAACAGGGGTGGTATATGCGGACACAGATAGATTCGTGCTATATGTTGCAGTACGTTTTCGGGAATCTGTCACGACAACCTTTACAGGGATGTTTCCGCTATCGGGCAGACTGTTTTCCGCGTTAGCGTCAACGACTTTCCCATTTACGGTCATCACAGTGTCGATGATCTTACTCCCCATCACGCCAGCCGCAGTTATACTCGCTTTTACTCGGCTTTTGTTCTGAACCCAACCATAAATACTCTCATATCCCGCCGCATCCGACAAACTAACAGACACGGTGGGTACTGTATCGGGGGAAACAGTAATTTTCGTCCACACGTCAGTAGACCCGATCAGGGTATCTCCGTTATAAGTCATGCATCGGAAATGCATCTGACCTGATTCCGCGCCGGTAAGCAAATTTGCAAATGATTTAAGAGGTGTCCACTTAATCGACCGCTCTGCGGTTTTAGTCGCAATCGTGCCGTGGTAGCGTATTCCGAAGTTATAAATAATCGTGTGGGTAAAATCGTTACTCGCGGGATCAAGTGTAATTGTACCCTCTTGCCCCATTACCAGAGGGGCTATAACGGGCGTCGTTGCACGAGGAATTGTACTTAGAGTCAACGTTTGAGATTTTTTAACTACGCCCGCGCTGATTCTCGTATCCATCCACGTGTTCACCGTAATCGTGCCGGTGCCGTCGTTCCTGTGGGGGACAGTGATTGTAGTATCAACGATTGTCTTAGTTGTACCTTGGGGAAGAGTATAACTAACACTATATTGCGTCACTTGCCCACCGTTGATATATACATCGTAGTACGCGGTTCTGGAATAATCATTGTGGCT